GGAGATAGACGAACCTAAACTTACTATGTACTTTATGAAGCTCTATGAACGAACTGTAATGAATGATAGAGCAGAAGAAGCAGAAAGAAAACGAAAAGCAGATGAACGTAAATCAAAAAGCGGTGACGGCAAGAATTACACCCATAATGTTAAAGGCTAATGGCTAAAACTGTAACTATACAAATTGAAATGAAGGGCAAGGGCGTTAAAAACGTTGCCGTTCAAAGTAAAAAAGCTTCTAAAGCCCTCAATCAAACTTCAAAAGCCGCAGGTACTGCTGACCGAAATATAAAAGGTGTAGCAAACGCTTCTTCTGGTGCATCTAAAAACTTCTCAAAAATGTCACAAGGCATGGCATCAGGAATCGTCCCTGCATATGCTACTTTAGCCGCTAATATTTTCGCCCTTTCCGCAGCATTTAGATTTTTTAAGGAACAAGCAGATTTATCTATTTTAAAAGAGTCTCAGGTTTCTTATGCTCAATCTTCTGGTACTGCTATTAAAAAGCTAACAGCTGATTTACAAGAAGCTAGTGGAGGCATGCTTACCTTCAAATCTTCAGCAGAAGCCGCAGCTATAGGCATGGCTAAAGGATTTACTCCTGAGCAAATGAACTCCTTAGCTATAGGGGCTAGAAAGGTATCTGCAGCTTTGGGAAGAGATTTTGAAGATGCTTTCGATCGTTTGGTCCGAGGTGTATCAAAAGCAGAACCGGAACTATTAGATGAATTAGGTATCACTTTAAGACTTGCAAATGCCACTAAAAGATATGGAGATATGGTAGGAAAAACCGCAGATTCTCTAACAGAATATGAAAGAAGCCAAGCTGTTATGGTAGAAGTACAGCGTCAATTAAATGATCAATTCGGAGACCAAGCACTACAAGCTAATCCTTATCAACAATTAATGGTTACATTAGATAACTTAATAAATAAAGTTACGCAAGCAGTATTACCTATATTTAATGCTATAGTAGGGACTATAAATAGATCTGCGGGTGCAGCAGTAGCAGTATTTGGTTTAATAGGTTTAAGTATACTCAAATCAATGCCTTTTATTCAGAACTTTAATAAAGGTATAGATGATTGGGTAACAAAACAAAAAGAAGGATATGAAGACGCTAAAAAAGCACTTGATGATTATACTAAGAAAATAAAAGAGGCAGATAAGGGAGAGGCCTCCGCGTCCATTAAAGGAAAGGGTGTAGCTAAAGATATAATATCCAGAGGAGGTAAGGGAGCAAAATCTCCTGTTCTTAAAAGATTCTCTGAAGGTAAAATGAAGGGAGCAGACGAGCATAATTTAAAGAAAGCAATAACTGCTGCAGAAGTACAACTTGCAGCCCATGGAAAAGTTGTTTCAGGAATATTTGAGGGGGCAACCGCAGCAGAAGTTAAAGCTGTCCAAAAAGCTTTGAAGGTAAAAAATAGCTCTTGGAGGAAATTTTTTAGGCAGGTAGGAAGAGGATTTAAAAAGTCGGGACTACAAGCTAAAAAGTTTTATGCAGGTATAAAGAAGGGCGCTAAGAGTGTTCTTGGAGGAATAGGTAAAATTGCAGGTGGTGTAGGTAAGCTGGTCGGCAAAGCCATGGCATTTGCTGGTTGGATTGGAATGTTAAAAATGATCTGGGAAGCTTGGAAAACTTTACAAGCAAAATTAAATGATGTAATTTCAGGGTTTTTAAGAGGTGTAGACGCTATAATGAATTCTGGTGTTGGTCAAATGATTAGACAAGTTATAGGAACTATTATTGAAGTGGTAGGTACTGGAGTTGACTGGATTTCTGAAAAATTAGGAGGAATGGTTAATTTTCTTTTAGGTATTTATCAAAAAATGTTAGAGTTTATGTCAATGATACCTGGAGCCATCGGAGATATGGCAGGGGCGGGGGCAGAAAAGTTAGAAGCATTTAGAGAAACCAGTGCTCTTCTTCAAGGTACTAATATCGCTGAATTTGGTAGAAATATGAAAGAGAATGCAGATGAGGTTTTGAATCTAGAAGCAGCTTTTCAAGCAAGTCCTATCGGGGAATGGACAATGAGTGTCCAAAATTCTGCGGGCGCAGCTTTAGAGGCAGAAGAAGCCTATGGTCGCTGGGCAGACATGATAAAGACAACATCTGAGGAAATGGGTACTTTACAAGATGCTATTAATGCGGCAGAAGGTGTTGAAAGAGGTGCGAAGGTAGCTAATGCTATGGCCTCCTTAAATCTTGGAAGCCTTTTAGAGTCAGCATTAGCACAAACTGAGAAGATGGGTGATGTAGCATATAAAAATGATGCGCTAGAAATTTTAGGGAACTCTACAATTCCTCAGGTACAAGCAGCTTTTCAAGCATTTGAAGACTCTGGCAATATGCAGGCATTTATAGACAGATTAAAAGAACTCACTACTTTTGGAGGTATGGCAACTGCTGGAGAACAAGAATTTGTCAATCAAGTGGAATCCTTAGAAGAAGCTTTAAGAAACCCCGGAGATTGGGATGCGCTAGCTATACAATTAGGAAAAACAAGATCTGCTGCAGACTTGCTTGCTGCTGGTATGGAGGGCTTGGGTGAAGAGACCGACGTAAATACAAGAATAAATGAGGCAGCTGGTGGTAGTTTTAAAGACTTACAAGATAGAGTTCAGGGTTTTATTGCTATTCAACAACAATTAAAACTTGACGAAATAGACAGGAATAAAAGACAAGAAGCATTTCATAGAGGAGGCACTTTAGTAGCAAAATTATTAAACGAGCGTTTAGAATTAGAGAAAAAGAATGCTGCAGTACAAGCCAAATTATTAGAAATAGAAAGTTTGCGGATGCAGATTAATGAGGGAAATCTTCAGCCCCAGGCTTTGGCGGCTGCTCGAAGACAATTAGAGATAAATATAGCAGAACTTGATCAACTAAGAGCAGCTAAAGAGGGGTATGAAAAGGACATAGAAGATTCTTCTAAACTAGGGCTACAAGCTATAAATAGTTTAGGTTCAGGTATAGCCGCAGCTTTTGATGGTCTAGTTATGGGCACTAAAACTGTAAAAGAAGCTTTTAGAGACATGGCAATGGGAGTAATACAATCTCTTTCTAAGATGTTAGCAGAAATGATGGCTGCTAAAATAATGATGTCAGTAATGGGATTCGCAACTCCTAGTGCTCCTAGTACTTCACAAATGCCAGGTGCTAATGCGGGTTCTGCTGATTGGGGAGCTTTTTATGGTGTTCCAGGAGGTAAGAAAGGAGGAGTTTTTAATCCTCCCGAGTATGCAAGAGGAGGAATTGCTAAAACTCTTAATAAGATGGACGGTTCCGGAGGATACCCCGCGATACTTCATGGAACTGAGGCAGTTGTTCCATTACCTAATGGAAGATCTATACCTGTAGATATGAAAGGAGCAGGTAATAATATAGTAGTTAATATTTCTGGCGAAGGCGGTGCTATGCAAACTGAGGGCGGAGATCAAGAAGGTTTAGGAAGAGCTATTGCAATGGCAGTACAAAAAGAATTGCAGAATCAGAAACGATCGGGCGGAATACTTAATCCGTATGGGGCAGCATAATGGCAATAGGATTTTTAATACCTTCAAGTGAAAGTTATGTAACCAGTAATACCCAAGTCAGGCCTGATAGAGGTATTAGAAAGGCATCTAAACCTCGTATAAGAACGGCAAAATTTGGGGACGGATATGAACAACGATTAGTAGATGGAATTAACGCAATAGAGGAACAATATAGCGTATCCTTTAATAACAGACCAAAAGCGGATATAGATGATATAGTTAAATTTTTTGATACACGAGTAGCAGCCTCTTTTGATTTTACTATTCCAGATACTAATAACTCCGGAGAAACTACAATTAAGGTAGTATGTAATAGCTATAATACAACATATAATAATGATACTACTTATAGTTGTTCAGCCACATTTAGAAGAGTTTATGAAGCATGACAGAATTAATAGAACTAGTTCAGAAGGAGACACCTGGAAGCGAGGTAGTAAGGCTATTTGAGTTAACTTTTAATAGCACTACTTTGTACTTCCATCCTGGATTAGATGAAAATTTAGCCAAACTTTATTTTGAAGATGCTACAACCCCTTTTAAAATCAGAGAATATGAACCTTTCCCAATAGAAATGACGGGAATAGAATTTAGTGCAGACGGGGCAACTAATAGACCCACTCTTACAGTAGCTAATGTAACTTCTCAATTTAGTAATTTATTAGGGGGTTTAACTAATGAGGATTTAATTGGGGCAACTATTGTTGTTCGAGAAACACTGGCAAAGTATTTAGAGACTTCCACAACATATAATAATAACTCAGGCAATGGTGCTCTCCCAATAGAGTTTCCAAAAAAGAAATTCATTATAGATAGACTAGCTGGTGAAAATGCTCTAGCTATAACTTTTGAACTAAGTTCCCCTTATGATTTAGAGAATATCCAGCTCCCTAGAAGAGCTTTGATAGGGAAATATTGTAGCTGGATATATCAAGGACACCATAAAGGGCTTGGGGGTGGATGCAATTGGAAAGCAGATAGTACTATAGATTATGCTAGCGGTACTAGTAATGAGCTAAACTCACACAAAGCCTATTTTGACGATGAGGATAACCCTATAGTTAATGATAATTCAGGGCAATCTCAATTATCAGATACTGTAGCTGCGGGGTGGACAGATGCTAAAGGGTATAAAACTTATAGTAATTCTGTCGCTATAGTTAAGGGTAATTACTATGAACATAACAATACTGTATGGAAAGCAGCGCAAGCTCAGTCAACAACGGGCAGCAGTCAAGTAGCTCCTGAAGCTAATTCGGCTTATTGGATGAGAGGGGACGTATGCGGAAAAATGTTATCCTCTTGTAAGTGTAGATTTCAATTTGTTCCCCACACTAAAGGTAATACTAATTCTTATCCCAAAACAGATAAAAATTTAGACGCAAGTCTTCCTTTTGGCTCATTTATAGGAACTAGAAAGTTTAGATGATAAAACATTTAAGTGAAATTGAAGAACACTTTAAAGATTGTTACCCTAAAGAAGGTTGTGGAATAGTTGGAGTTGTAAAGGGTAAATCAAAATGGTTTCCTTGTGAAAATCTAGCAGAAGAGGAAGAACATTTTGTAATGAATCCAGAGGATTTTAACAGAATTAATGCAACTAGTGATATTATTGGAATAGTACATAATCATATACATAGCAGTCCGGAGCCGAGTTTAAATGATATAAAACATTGTAATGTTATGGGAATACCTTATTATATTTTTAGTTACCCTAATATGGAACTGGAAATATTAAAACCTAAAACAGTAATTAATAAACTGGCGGGGCGAGAATATGAATTTGGAATATTTGATTGTTTAGAGGCTGTAAGAGATTTTTACAGCCAAAAACTCAATATAGAATTAAGAAGAAGAGAAGCATACTTAGATGATTGGTGGGAAAAAGGAGAAGATTATTTTACGGCTGAACACATTAAAGAATGGGGATTTAAGCCTGTAAATGATTTAAAAGAAAACGATATTCTCATTTTCACTATGGGAGCGAGTATAGGCACACATTGTGGTGTGTATTTATATGATGATATATTTTATCATCATGCAGTAAATAGATTATCTTGTAAAGAGAATCTATATCCTTTATGGAAAAAGCACTTAACTGGAATATATAGATATGACACGTAAGATTCACTTAAATGGCGAAATGTCTACCTTATTTGGGCAGCAGTATGCCTTTGGGGGTGAAACAGTACAAGATGCCATACGTTGTATAGACGCCAATAATTCTGGCTTCAAACAATATCTTATGGATTGTCATGAAAACGATATTGGATTTTCCATTAGTGTATATGGGGACGATATAGAAGACCCTATAGAATGCTTACTTCCATTAAGAGAAGGGGACATAGTTATTACTCCTGTTGTAGCCGGATCTAAATCTGGCGGAGGAAAAATACTTGCAGCAATTGCTATAGCATTTGTACTATTTTATTCAGGTGGTACTGCTGCCGGTGCCACAGGTTTTATGGGACTTGGCGGAACTCATGGCTCAGTATTTGCTGCTATGACAGCAGGTAGTGCCGGTTCTTCTATGGCAGCCTATGGCTTAGCAATGCTGTCATTGAATCTAGCTACTGCGGGTATTCAGCAACTTATGGCTCCCGATCCTTCAGTAGATGAGAAAGACGATCCCGGATATATGATAAGCGGAGCTTCTCAGAATGTTGTAGAAGGGGACCCTATTCCTTTATTATATGGAGAATTAAGAGTACCAGGCAGACCTGTATCTTTTGAAATAAGTAATAAATTTGCAAATATTAAAAATGAAGTATATACCTACGGTGGAAGCATTATTTCAGATGCAGACGGCTCCGGTCGCGACGAAAAAGATAGTGGCGCTAATCTGGGGGGCTTGGAGGCCCAGTATGCTCATAACGAAAGCGTAGAAAGAGATACTTTAGGAGGTGTAAATACTGTCTATGGCAGAAGTCAAAATATAATTGCTACAGATGTTATATCTGAAGGCCCTATTTACGGACTAGTAGAAGCTAGTTCTAGTGTATACTTAAATGATGACCCTGCTGTAGACCCGGGAGAGTCGGCTAGAAGTCTTCATCGTACAGCAGCTACTTTTTCATTTACATATAATGATGATGAAGTAATTTATAATAGCAATGGACAAACGGCTCTTAAACATATTGTAGGAACCAGATATATAAATATCAGAGACTACAAGACTACTACTAGCCATTCTACTATTCCAGTAAAAGTAGTGACAAAAAGTAATAATAATGCTTTAAAAGATATACAGGTAGTAACTAGTTCTTCTTTTTTCCCAACAGATGGTTCATGGCTTCATGATAGCCTTAATACCACTTCGTCTCCCAAAATTAGATTAAGTAAAAATGGTGTACTTAAATTTGAGGGATATATCAATTCTGTTCAGTCTGCAATTAATGCTAATTGTACTCCTTATACATACGATTATCTAAATGATTGGGAAGAGACTGATGCCAACGGAAACGTTATTGTCTATGATGTACATATAGACTATGCTGTGAGCTTTCAAACTGTAGTTGGAAGCACAATAACATTGGATGCACCTTTTACAGGCCCCACCGATGACTATTACGCAGATATAACTGGAGCAAATAGAGATATTGAAGACATTCAGCGAGGTCTTGGAGTAGGCATAAAATATGATGGCTTCAAATGCAATTTCATAGTTGGAGACCGCGAGCAAATCAATATTCCTGCAGAGCCGGGCACAGGATTAGGGTCTATTGCTATAGCTGCTAGCCCAAATAGTGCAATAGCTGGCCCGCTCGAAGAGGGTGCTGAAAATGAGTACATATATCAAGGTACTACTCATTTTGGATTATCAGCCACACAAGCTTCTGAAGCGGATGAAATTAGAGTTTTATTTGTATATGATTCTTTAACAAATACTAGCGGTAATGGTAGGAGCCACAACGGAAAAGCTTGGTATGAGATATTCATATCTTTATATGATGGGGCTAATTGGGGGGCGTATGAAGATATATATCCCGCAACGAATCGTTTACGACATGCGAGAATGTCAAAAACTCCTGTTTCTATAGAAGAAATTATTAATTTAAAACCTTATGGTAAATTTATAGATTTTAAATTAAAAATTAGAAGAATAAGTGAAAATACTCGAGCCTATAAGGAGGACTGGAATAATGGTTGGTATAATGATGAATATACAAGTAGTACTTCTTGTACTATTACCACATTAAATACTATAATTAAAGAAAAGTTATCGTACCCTCTAACAGCGATGGCTTGGACTACTTTTAATACCAAAAGCTTTTCTTCCCCTCCTAGAAGAACCTATCATTGTAAAGGATTATTAGTAAAAGTTCCTTCTAATTATGTTACTAGAGAGGAAGCTACAGATGCGATTGCAAATTATAGAAGAAATGTTTCTACGGAAGTAGTACACGCCACTGATTATCAGAATTGGGACGGTAATTTCAGAACTAATACTGTTTATACAAATAATCCTGCTTGGATATTTTATGATATAATAACTAATAATCGTTATGGATTAGGCTCTTTCATTGCCGAAACAGATATAGATAAATATGCACTTTATAGAATAGCTCGATATTGTGATGAAATGGTTCCAGATGGTAGTGGAGGTCAAGAACCGCGTTTTACTTGTAATGTATATTTTGCTAAAAGAGCAGACGCTTATAAAGTATTAAAAGATTTGGCGACAGTATTTAGAGGGATGCTATACTGGTTAGATGGTAATATTTTTCCAGTTATGGATGAGCCTAAAGACCCTGTGTATAACTTTACAGCAGGAAATGTTATTGAGGGTCAATTTAGTTATGAGTCTACTGGTAGTAAGACTCGTGCCAATCAAGTTGTAGTCACTTGGACTAACCCTGAACAAAATTATAAACAAGAAGCCTTACTGGTAGAAGATAAGCAAAATATTCTTGATAAAAATGAGATTATTTCAGAAAACGCTGTAGCCTTTGGAGCAACTACAGAAGGTCAAGCACTAAGGTATGGCAGATGGAAGCTTTGGACAGCAAAGAATCAAACCGAAGTAGTTACTTTTAGTACCTCAATTAATGCAGCATTTCTAGCTCCAGGTGATATAGTAAATATACAAGATGCGGCTCGATCTCCTTCTAAAGTTCAATATAGCGGAAGAGTAAGCTCAACAGGCTCACCTTCTACAACATCAATTCCTTTAGATAGAGGAGTAGATTTAGCTAATGGCTCAACTTATGAATTAGCAGTATTAATAGAGAAACCTGCTGTATTTTTATCACAAGATTCTGCAGAAATTAACGGAGTTACGTATAGTAAAGGGGAATTAATTCTTAAAGCTTCGGGGGACTATACAGAATCTGAAGCCGCAAATATTATACAAACTAATGGTAGTGGTACTCCTATACTTGGTTCAGATCCAGATGACCTGCAGTATTATCAAAAACAACAACCTGTATCAGTATCTTGGCAGCCACATACAAGAGTAGAAGAACAGACTGTAAGTACTTCTTATGGTAATAATATTACTACATTAACAGTTAGTACAGCTTTTGATGAAATTCCAAAAGCTAATGCCATATGGGCGTTAAGAGAGACTAATGCAGATAATATAGATATTTCCGGCTCTAAAAGACCTTACAAGATACTATCTATCGCAGAAGGTGAAAAAGATTACACCATAACAGCAGTAGAGCATTATAATGATAAGTTTATGGAGGTAGATGAGGATTTTACGCTAACTGTAGAAGATACTGTAATCCCTGCCGTTAAAGCCTCAGATACTGTTCCTGCCCCTAGAAATGTACATGCCCTTATTGAAGATACAACTAGGAGTGGTATACTAAAAGATGATGTTACACTTTATTGGGACCATCCCACAGTAGCTGGTTCTAATACTAGTGATCTTTATCAACACGTTTTATATTATGAAGTACATCATAATTCAGACGCGGTCGAGAGTCCTATTATTGTTGATAAGTCCAGAAATTCTGTATCAGGAATTGATGTACCTGAAGGGACTTATACTCTTGGCCTTAGAACAGTAAGTACTATTGGTACAAAATCAGGCTGTTCTGAAATAACAATTACTATAGGGGAACCTATAGAAGATGATGGCATCCCTAGATATGCTGGTATGCCAATAGGAGGTGTACTATCTAGAGATATAGATTTAGTTGCTACTACAAGTCCTACTGCAAAAACTTTAAAGATATTAAATTCTTCTTATAAAATTTCGTCTGTAGCTTCTCCTTTGATTATTGTTACTAAAAGTGGAGGAGGCGCAGCTACTTATCAAC